TTGCCGAGATCGCCCTCGATGCCGGCCAGCTGGGCATTGATGTCGACGGTGAGTGCAGCAATGGCCATCAGGATTCTCCGGCGGTGCGGTTGTGGTCGCGGATCATCAGCAGTTGAAAGACGAGCGGCTCAAGGTCATGGATGCCGAGCAGGTCACAGACCATCGGCAGCGCTGCCCAGTCGAGCCCGCCCATCATGTTCCAGGCTTGCAGCGCCGGCTGGGCGCTGGCCGGCGGCGTGCGCCCTGACTGCACCTCCCGAGGGAGCGCCGAGTCGTCCAGCCAGGCGGTCAGTTTCCCAAAATGTCATCGAGATCTTCGCAATGACGTTTGAATGCCTCGACGAGCGCTTCGGCAACCTTGGCGAACAGATCCGGCCGGTCGGCCAGCCATTCGGCGCAGGCCTCGGCGTCGAACGGCAGCGGGTGCGGATCGCCGTTTGGGATCAGGTCCGCCTCGGTGACGCCTTCCCAGCCGCTGACCAGCGAGAGGATGCCGCGCGCCGGGTTGCCGTTGCGGATCCGCTCCTCGTGCTCGAGCGGAGTCGGGCGCTGCGCGATGAGCGTGAAGTGGCCGCACGGAATGCGGACCTCCCGTGCCCGCCGCAGCTTGATGGCGAGTGCGCTCATCAGGAGGCGTAGTAGGTCGGCGTGCCGTTCATCGTGATGACCGTCGGCGTCGTGACGAGCTGCTGCGCCGAACCGCCGGGAAGCAGAGCCGCCGCGACATAGCCGGCGAACAGCATCACCTGGCCGCCGCTGCCGAAGGTGAACTTGAAGACGCGCTTCGCCTGGTTGTCCGAAGCCGTCTTCATGGCGAGCAGGCCGGCGTCTGAGACGTCCCAGATGTGATCCATCGTGAAGTTTGTCGCTTCCGGCAGGCCCGGAAGCTGCGTCTTGGCGTTTCCGTGGATCGTCGTCGAGTCGATTAGGTCAAAGTTGCCGCCACTCGACGTGATGTTGGTCGCAGTGGTGATCGACGTGCCCAGCGTGACTTTCTCGGCCGTCCCGCTGCTGAAGGTGTCGAACGAGGTGGTATCCACACCCTCGAGCTGGAAGGTGTCCGTTGTCACTCCGGCGACGCGGACCGCCTTATCGTTCAGCTGGTACATGCCGCTAATCGTCAAGAATACGATGTCGCCATTGCTGAAACCGTGGCTGGTCGATGTCGCGACGCCAGGTGACGCTTTGGTGATGCCGGTGATCGTCTTCGCCGCCGCCAGGGCCGACTGCATGGCGACCGCCACGTTTTTCCAAACCTTTGCTGTTGCCATTTTGCTGTCCTTTCAAATTTCAGGTTGCGACGAACCACGTCGACGAGATGCTTTCGACGAAGAGAGAAAGATCTTCGTCTATTCCGCTGATGCGGTTGGTTTTGGGGAATTTGGCCGCGACCAGCGCGGCCTCGATCTGCTCGGCAACGGCTGCTGCACTGGCGCGTGTCTTGGCCCAAGCGTTGATCTGCAGGTCGGTGAAGTCGCCGAAACTGCCGCCGTGCACGGTCAGCACCGGCTGCGTTCCGGTGCGCGTGTAGACGACGGCCGGGAGTTGGTGCTCTTCCGGAAGAATGTCTGGATAGATGCGCGTGCTGACCAGGGCAGTGAGCCCGGATGCCGCAGTCAGGACGGCATAGAGCTCGGTTTCGGCGCTCATGTTTTGGTGTTCAACCGGTTGATCTCCTCGCTGGCAATGCCGATGAACACATCGGCGGCTTGCGGGAGCTTCTTGGCTGCGTCGGCCAGGAACGGCCGAGCGCGCATCTTGCGCGTGCCGAATTCGACAAATCTCCAGTAAAACGGGTCGTTCGGGTTGTTTGCGCCGACCGGTCCGAGTGCCGCCTTGCGCGTTGCGGATTTGGTTCCGGCCAGCACCGACTTCAGCGGGCGGACGTTGATGAACACGCCGACCAGGCGTTGCCTGGCAGCGATCTTGCTGCGGCGAACGGCGATCGCGCGCTTGAGGACGCCAGGGCGGCGGTTTTTTGACGGCTCGCTGAGGACAGGCACCCGGGCGCGCGCTTCGTCGCGGATGATCCGCCCGGCTGCGCGCAGGGCCTTGCCGACCGCGCGCTTGCGAATTCTGTCCGGCATCTGCTGCAGGGCAGCCTTGAGCTTGTCCAGCCCCTTGACTTCGAGCTCGAATGGTTTGCCGTTCATGGCGCGATCCCGTTGCGCTGGCCGGCGACGGCGAGGATCTCCAGGCTTTCTTTCCTGGCGCCTGGGTCGATGATCTGGGTGATGTCGTAGGGCTCGCCGCGCCAGATCAGCCGGTGGTCGCGCTGCAACGCGGCGAGATAGCGAATGCGGATGCGGATGTCGCAAGCATATTGCTCGCTGTTCGCGGCGAAGAACTCGCGACCCCGCAGCGGGGTGACTTCGGCCCAGACGGCGTGATCCGACGTGCTGGTGACGAGATCGGTCCACGTGACGACCTCTTCGCCGATGCTGTTGCGCGTGACGGACTTTGACTGCGGCGTCACCCGCTCGCGCATGGCGCCGGCGGACAGGGTCACAGATAGACCCTTTCCGGATCGAGCAGGGAGTTGATGTAGGGCAGCCGGGCCTGCGCGCGATCGGTGCTGGCTTCGCGGAAGGCGTACATGGAGCCGATCATCAGGAGCATCCACTGCTTGATGCACTGTGGGACGTCCGCCGCTTCATCGCCATAGCCGGCGGTGAAGCGGATGCGGACGCTGTTGGCGAACGCGCGCGCACTCGGCCAGGAGGTGTTGTAGGCGGGATGCACCCAGCCGGGGACGGTTGCCGCGTCCAGGACGTAGGCCGATTCGGACATATCCGCTTCGGTGCCGTTTTGGTCCAGATACGTGATGCCCTGGATCGCACGCGGGCGAAATTTTCCGAGCGCGATCGCAGAGTGATCGGACGGGAACGATTCGTACGCCGCTTGCCAGGTCTGGGTGATCAGCGGACGCTGCAGCTCGTGCTCGGCAGCCAGGCGCGCGGCGGTGATCAGCGAGGTGATCAACGTGTCGTCTGTCCTATGCTCAATGCGACAGTGCGCCTTGACCTCGCTTAGAGTAATCGGCTCGATATCCGGCTGGGTGATGAGGGTCAAGGTCATGGATTTTTCGCGATGAAGGTTCCAGGCATGGCTGCGGCCAGGCGGGCGAGGATG